CTTCAGGAAGAATGCCCGTAGCTTGAGGGAGAATACCAAGAGCGTTGGCAGCGGCAGGAGCAGCTACTTCAGCAGCAACAAGAGGCGCAGCAACTTCAGCAGCAACGACAGGAGCAACTACAGGGGCAGCAGCCGCAAGAGTAGGCGCAACGGCAGCAGTAGTAAACAACGTCTCAACGGCAACTGCGGGTAGTAAAGCTGGCATGTTAAATCTCCCGTTTCATCAGGACACAGCCTGACTTCCTATCAAATTCTTTCAGCCCGAACATCACTATGAGTTTCTGGGCTTTTACATCGTTTTCAAAGGGTGTAGCATACACTTCGCCGTATTGTTTGTCTTTCAAATAAGGCACAACCTGTTCAAAAAAGATAGCCTTATACCGCTTAAATCTTGATGGCGACCACGCACCCGGCGTGATGTTTAAGTGCATGGCTACTTTTGTTTTGTTGACAATGTAGTCACATAGAAAATGCACTTCATCATCTTGGTACAGCGTCTCTCTTACCGGCGTCAACCAACTCTCCAGTTAGTGCCGTCAAAGAATACAGGGACTCCGTTAGCCCCGCCGCCAGCCACAATCGTATTAAATGTAGTTACAGACGAGTTAGTCACGAAAGCTCTTGCGCCTACACTAACCGCAGCAGCAGGGGGTAGGTCAGCGACAAGATAGACAGAACCTAGCGTAAACTGACCTACGAAGTTATCTATCTGGCTGAAGTATAGACGCAGCACGTTATTAAGCTGGTCGCCGTACTGGCGGCTGTATACGGTTGGGGCGATGGGTAGCGACGGAGCTTTAGTCCGTGTAAGAGTATTAGACTCTGTAACAACGACGTTAGTGGTCATCTGCGTCCATCCGGTCTGACGTCAATCCTAGGCACACCCAACTGCCACTGCGTACCTATCGTATCCGAAATAACCTTAAACGCCATTTGGCGACCACGTAGTCTTGTGTACACAATCTGAGTAAATTCTTGCACCGTGTAGTTACGCTGGTTAGCGTAAGACTGCTCTGACGCAACTGTAGGTACATCTGCCGTACCGTAAGGCGCACCGGGGTTTTGGCGTGGGCGCACAGTGAATGTTACTTGTGGCGTATTAGGCGCTGGTGTTGTAGACCCATCAAACGTAATGTCAGGAATCATCCTCCACACAAAACCATAGTTGTGTCCGTCACCAATGTCAAAGTCTGACGATTGTATGTACGACGTAATAGGCAGGATGTTACCCGTTGTGGTGATGTCATCCACGCCGTCTTCATGGAACACAATGTTATTGCTGTAGGTTGCAGCCATCGGGAAGTTGCGTAGCGGGCTATCTAGCCATGCCGTGCGCCCTAATGTGCCGTAGTACCAAACTTGGTCGAGGTAGTTATATATGACGTAGCGGTCAACCACGGTCGAGTTAGCCGAGCAGTAGTACCACCAGACCTCGCTGTAACCCTCGTTAGTGCCAGCAAAGAACTGCGAGCTTTGGGTTGTGTTTATGTCACCAAACACATACTGACGCAGAGAGCAAGGCAGCGTCTCAACACGACCAGAGTAAGCATAGAACTTATCCAAGCCCATCCAGTAAGTGACGTTGTTTGCAGTAGCCACAGCGTTAGGGCTGATGATAGAGATGTTGTCCGCTAGGATGTTAAAACCCCAAACGAACGGTGGCCCTAAGTACTGCATGGAGTACAACGCAGCATCTGTCCAAACCAGAATCTCTTGGCGTGTTTGTTGTTGCGCAACGATGTATGACCCGGAGCTTAAGCGGAAGCTACCTGCTTGGTTAGTAATAGCAGGAGTCCATACTTGATAGCTTTCCTGATCTGACCAACGAATTAACATCGGGTCTTGCTGTGTAGGGTTTGGATCAGTGGTGTACCCGTTAACCCCAAAAGCAATAACAAACCGTGACGCATCGGACACAGTAATAAACGACGCTATAGTTGGACAGTCTGCATCTGTGTCGTACGCCCCAGCGCCGCTAGACGAAAGCAGTTCAGCGCGGTTAGTAAAAGTTAAGTTGCCACTGACGTTGTAGCTAGGTATCCACAGGTAAATAGGCCCGTTTGACGGGTTAATCAGCAGGTACTCACCAAAATTAGCCTCAGACCACAGACGAATCTGTGAGTATGTAGTTGTAGATACAGACTGACCCCAACCTGTAAAGGTTGCCGCATCAAAAACAGAAGCGCCCGTTGTGTGGGCTGCTGCGGTTGTGCCTAAAGCTCCTCGTGTACAGCCTGTGAAGTCCGTGCTTGTTTTACCGGAGTAAGTAATAAGCTCGCTGTCTATCAGTATCCTACCTGCCGCAGCAAACCCCGTAGTGGAGTTAACGACCACCGTAGTAGCTGAGCTGTTTATAGTGCCGTTAAGTGTCGTGGTTGCTGTACCAAAAGCATATCCGCCCCACAAACCCGCACCCCAACCGGTTTGATACGTAATAGTAGACGCACCAGTATTTAGTTGATACGCAGCCGATACCGCAGCCCCGCCACCTGTGGCGGATGATGACGCATTGCTTGATGCTGTGATACTGTAGCTATTAGAGTCTATGTACGTAATGACGTACTCATTGTTTAAATCCAACCCGCCTACAGCCGTCGCACCAGAGAACGTAACGTAGTCGCCATTATTAGCACCGTGCCCCGGCGCGTTAACCGTCACCGTAGGGAATGTGTTTAGTGTAGTGAACGGATTGTTAGGCAGCGTTGTGGTTACGCGGATGGGCGTGATGTCGTTGTATACGCCGCCGCTCTCTATGTAGTATTTGAGGTTAGTGCCTACGCCAAGCAAGTTATACCCGCGCAGAGTCACCCAGTTCCAGAGCGAACGCGCTACGCCTAGATACGTAGAGCTAGATAAAGGTGCCCAGCCGCCTATCTTCTGTGGGTAGCCAGAACGAAACCTAATCTTGTCGCACTCAAACCAGCCACCCTCGTTGGCGAGAGTAGTTGATTCCCTGTTGACGCCCGGACGGAGTTGCAGTTTCTGTAATGGCATCTTTAAACATTACGCTCAAAATGTGGGCAATCAAGTAGGCTCTTAAAATTACCGCCCCAACGGTTCTTCGGATGCAAGGACTCCCAATAAGCACCCAGCGGCGCAAGTATGGCTTTATCCCAAATGATTTTGCCGTCTTTGAAGAAGTTCAAATCAATTGCACACCGCTTCAAATGGATGCTGTTCATGGTCTTGGAGCGACCGGTCTTAAAGTAAATAGCCTGCTGCTCAGGTGTACGAGCTAACTCACCGCCAGTAACAACGAACCCTTGCTCAGTTGCGTACTGAATAAGCTTGCAGGCGTCCAATAGAAAAGCCGCTTGTTCTTGTGCGAGGCTCATTTTTTACCTCTCATCTCTGCAAGTTTTTCAATCGTGCGACCGCCAAAATATGCACCCATTATCAGCATACCCCACTGACCAAGCAAGTTAACATACGACTCGTTAGCGTTATAGCCAAACGCAGACATCATTGCGAATAAGAAATAGCCACAGAAAATAGCAATTAAGCTCATAGGTCGAATGTTCTTGGATAGCCAAGAGTCGGATGCCATATCAGCATCCCATCGGTTAGACACGTTGTTATCTTCATTCTTGGCAGCATCAGCAAATAGTTGCAGCTCTGCTAGTTCCATCTTAGCTTTTTCAATACCAAGCTCTAGTAATCGTTCTTCATGGTCGTATTGAAGCTGACGTAGTTTTTCAACATCCGCAGGAGTAGGGTTGTCTGGAATCTTGATGCCAAGCGTATTTTCTACAACTTCTTTGCCTTTAGCTTGAATAGCACTAGACAATAGACCTAGTCCACTTTCAGCAAGTGTGCCAAGCAACGCACCGACGATAGGAATCATTTCTTAGCCCTTTCTTCCATTAGTTTGATGCGAACCTGAAGGTCATGCAGGTCTTTGTAAATATCTTCTTTTAGCTTGTGCCTAGCCTCTGCACTTAACGGACTGTCTGTAGGTGTTCCCTGCGGAGTAATCAACGATGGCATCTGACCCTCAATCTTGGTCAGGCGAGTATTGAACGAGCCAACCTCACCAAGCAGCCAAGCCAAGCTTGCAACCACAATAGGTATAACGGCTTTAAGTGCGTCTGACCAGTTCATAATTACACACGAACCCAAGAGGTTGTAGCCTCATCCCATGTGTAAGGGCTTTCCATTGTGCCGTCTGTAGGCATTGCTACTGGTGGCTGCCACTTAGCATCAGCATCTAGCGTCCAACTTGGATATGGCTGTGGCGCAGCAAACGCATCGATGTCTGCGTGATACTTGTAGCCAATACCAGCGTAGTTCTTACGCTTGTTGCCGTTGTAGCTAGTCTGTTTCCATGTACCGCCAAGTACGCGCTCGCAGAACGCAGCACCGATATGTTCTTTCTCAGTACCGTAAGCATCAGCCGTGTCTTTGTTATCAACGACGATGACTTGTATAACCACGTTGTTTGAATCAAGCTGGGCAAAATGTGCCATTACTCTTCTCCTAAATGAAGTCCGGTCAGACTCTCGTCCGAACCAATGTACCCTTTTACAAAGGTGTTAAACGAAATACTGATACGAGTTCCATCGCCCTGCTTAGTCTGAACC